TGATTCCAAAACACGTGGACATCGCTGAAGATCAACCTTTGGTTATACAGAGACACGATAAATTGTTGAATTCGGTTTTAACCACTAGGGTTTCCAACGCTATGCGATGGGAATCTCCTAGCACCGATTTGGCTTTTATTTCTGTATTGGCATCAGGTGATTATAAGAATATCAGTAAATATTTCCCCGTGCAGCATTTTCCCGCCACTCCTGCGCAAGTTTTGTACCGTACCCCTAACGGGAATGTAACAAAAACGTACACCAAAGCCTCACCAGAACCAGAAATTTGTGTTGCTGGTGTGAGCCCTTATTCGGGTCATACATACCACTTGGAATATGATACTTTCAAAGGATTGTGTGGTGCTCCACTGATCTCATTGGGCACGAATAAATGCTTAGTGGGTGTACACTTAGCAGGAAGAACACCTAAAGATACCTTTGGAGCTTGTTCTATTATCCTTCAAGATGAGGCGCTAGTGGGCATACATTATTTACGCAATATCCCCTCTTTACAAAAGTCCCTATCCGTGGAAGCGGGTGATGATATTAACTTCGAGACTACCGTAGCGGGGAATAAAGTCTTGTCCAAGGGCGAAGTACATTACAAATGTCCTACCAAACACTTACCTCTATCCACTGATATGGAAGATAGGCAAATAGAAGTACTCGGATCCTGTTTCGAAGCTTCTACGTTTAGATCAGAAGTTCGTATGTCATTAATATCGCACGATGTCGAGCGCATTATGGGTTGTCCCCAACTGTGGGGACCTCCTAAGGCGGAGTTTGAGACTGAACCTTATTATAAGGCCCTAGCGGGATATGGTAAGGCCTCTCTTGGCCCTTCGCCGAAAACTCTCGAGATGGCTATCATTGACTACACCACTCCATTATTGGAAGCTACTGCGGAGTTTACTAGGCATGTTCCTATGGTCCCACTAACTCCAGAGGAAACTATGGGTGGAATCTATGGACGAAGGTTTATTGACCCTATGCCTCGTAATAAATCTTGTGGATATGGTTTTAAGAGTAAATTGTCCGCACATTATGAATTACTGGATGGTGTTGCAGAACTTAGTGACACGCTTCAACAGGAGATTGATGCGGCGATGTTGTGTTATCGTCAGAACAAGAGATATAATTTTATCTACAAAGCCTCTTTGAAAGATGAGCCAACATTACTCACAAAAAAGAAAATACGTGTATTTACTGGAGCACCTGTGGCTCAGAAGTATATTATTCGCAAATATTTTCTACCACCCGCCACTATGTTAACTATATTCAGTGGTTTGAGTGAACAAGCCGTAGGGATTAATGCCAGCGGCAGGGAG